GCGGCCTTTTCAGCCTGTTCTCTGCGTGCGATTTCAACTTCTTCCTTTGCGTCTGTTATAAACGGCAGACGCTCTAAAAGTGTTTCGTCAGACGCAAGACCTTTGAGGTAATTAATCATCTGTGCAATTTCCAACTCATTCGCAGGCAAGTTATACGTGAATCCGATGTCAACTCTGTGCGACGGCACTTCTTTCATTGCGTTAAGCGTGACAAGGAAGTTGTTATAAATCTCTAAACGTTTTCTCAACGTCTTAGCGAAGTTACGTTCTTTGTTCTTGACGTGCTGTTCAAATCCCAACAGCTTATACTTTATCGCCACGCCCGACAAATTATTGCCGAAACTTTCGTCCGACAAATCAGGAACGTGTGACAAACGGTGTATATCGTCCTTGATGTCGTCACGCAACACCTTTGTATCAGCCTCGTTCAGCACCTTTGACAGATACTCCGCCTTTGCATCACCGTCACCCATTAAGATACGTTCTACCAATAATTTTTTTGCCTGTTCGGTGTCAAGGTCGCAATTACACAAAAACAACAGCGAATTAACGAATTGTTCCTTGTCGTTTATTCGGTCTGACATCAACACATTGTATGCGTCAATCTGCGTTATCAACTGTTCAAAATCACCCTGCATTTCCGTATTATTTCTGTATTCGATAATAGGTACATCAAAAAAGTAATGCGGTTCAACATTTTGCAATGACAATGCCGTATAGCTGTCAAGACCTGTGTATGTATATATAAATGACTCGTCATACACACGACAAATACTGCCTGTGCAGTAGCCGTCAAGGTCGTATTTCTTGTAGTAATACACCGCAAACAACGGCTTTTCAAATGCCGACTGTGAGTAACATACAAATGTATGCTCCGGGTCCAATCGCACACTTCTCGGCTTGCTTTTTTCGTCTGCATAAATCAGTTCATATGCTTTGCCGTAAATGCTCATATTCTTTACGATTTCACTGTCCACACTCGGCATATCCTGTTCCAAATATTCGTTTTTGATTGCCTCAATATCGTATTCGTCCGACACCGCATATGTTACGGGATTGCCGACAAGATAACTCTGCGTCATATCTGTTATGTACTTTGCGTGATTACACATTATGCGGTTGTTTGCCACGTTTTTGCCCCTTTTTCTGCGACTTAAAATGCGGTGATCGCCCATATAGTAATCGTGCAATAATCGGTATCTCTGTCGCTCTCGCTCGTGCCGTTCAATCAATTTTGTTATGATAAACGGTGTCACACCGCCTGCGACTATATCTTCATCAATTATCATATTCCGTACTCCTCTCGTGAATATATTTTAGCCTTTTTATCCTTTCGCCAGCTCTCGACACCGTAACGCAGTGCCGCCATTGCATCATCAAATACATTAACAGGCTCGTCCATATATTCGCCTGTCTTTTCATCTACTCGCCAACGCCATTGCTGTATCTCTTTGATTACATTCACGCATGACGGGTGTATGTGTATCTTCCTGCCTTTCAGCCAATCTATTTGCGATTGAATACTGTTCGGATTTTTAACAACCGCCCTTGCACGATAGCCGGCTTTACACCACATTTTTATACGGTCCGGCTCTGCACTGTCGCACCACATTGCAAGACTTTTACTGAACTTCCCGTCAGCCTTAGTGATAATCTCTGTCGTATCCATTTCGTGTACATACAGTTCATTACAAACGTAAATATCGCCGTCCTTATAACCTAACGTTAATATGGCGTTTGCGTGATTAAATCCGAAGTCCTGTCCTATTGCCATAGCGTCAAAACGGCTCATATCTGTATCAAATTCTTCAATGCGATAGTTCGAGAATATCAATCCGCCTGTTTCGCCCCATTCGCCCAAGCCGTAAATTCTGTAGCCCTCAGGGTCAACCTCTTTACGTCGTAACATACGTTGTCGATACGCCTCATCACAAAATCGGTTTGTTAAATATGTGCTTTGATGCGTTAAGACATTATCGTCCTGTATATCGAAAAACACTTTCTTTATCCAGTGACTTGACGATACAGGGTTGAACGTCAATTTTATCTGATAAAAAAGACCGTCGGGGAGTTCACCTCTCAAACGGTCATCTATAATTTCAAAATCCTGTTGTACAAGCTCCGTAGCCTCTTCAATCCATACATCTGTCAATTTACCGTTCGCAAATGTGATTGATTTCAGTTTTTCACGTTGCTTGTTATCGTTGACACCACGAAATATAATCTTGTTGCCGTTGACACAGGTAAATGATAACGGACTTTGAGTGATTCTCCACGCTCTGCCTACTCCCATTCGATTTATAGCCGATTCGAGTTCGGCAAACGTACTGTCACGGTTAGTTATATCGGACTTTCTCACACACACAAGATTACGTCCCTTGTCACGCATTAAACGGAGTATGTATAACTGTGCAGTATCGACGCTCTTACCACTTCCCGCACTGCCTTTCATAACGACGTATCTTTTCTTGCACTGATGTACCGGCTTAAATATCGGATTGAACGGTACTGTTATTTTGTTCATTCGTCACCGCCTCCGTAGTCAATTTTAATGCTGTAGTCCATATCACCGTCAACGTTTAATTTGTCTGTAAACAATGCGTAGTATTTACCCAACATTTCCGCCGCTTTGTTTACGTCCGACACCTTTGTCGGTATCTCAACGCACATCGGCTGTTCTGCTTCGTCAATGACCTTTTTACCCTTGTCATCGTAATACGACTTACGGGCTTTACACGTCACTACAACCGTTTCAGGCTTCTCACGACGCATAACGGCGGTTAACGTCTTTAACACCTCATCTTGTTTGGCGATAAGAGCGTCCTCTTTCTCTTTCAGCCGTTTTTGAATATATTCCTGAATTTCAGGTTTCTTCAAGTTTTCATTCCCAATCGAATACGCCGTCTTTTCCGAATATCCCGCTCTTAACGCCGCTTGCGTTGCATTCAAATCAATCAAATATTCCTCACAAAACAACTTTTGCTTTTCAGTCACTCTTATCACCTCACTTTCACATTTTCTGTTTGATTACATCGTATAACCGTTTTTTATCATTGCACGTTTAAACGCTTTGCGTTTATGTCGACACTCGCACCAATTTTTATTATCCTCGTTCCATTTGCGTATGAACTTCTTGCGTTCTCGTTCGTATCTTCGTTTTTGCCAATATACCTTTATTCTTTCAAACATACTTATTTCCTCCAAAAATAAAAACAGACTGCATGATTAACACATACAATCTGTTTAATCTAATATCTCCATTCCCACCAATCACACGAGATATTCACCCATCATCTCACGATGATACACTACCTTTTTTATGAAAATAACGAGCGGTAAGATATAGAACACAAAATATTGCACTGTATATATGTTTTGCATTATTTTTTGTTTGCTCATTCTTTTCGCATTATAAATTATACCATAGGAAAAACGGACAAAACGGACAAGTTTAATTTTTTTTCAAAAATCTATTGACACGTTTTCTCACTGCGTCAGCCGAATTGCCACCACCCATCTTGAACGCTATCCACTGCCACGACGGCATTATCGTTCCGTCTATGTATCTATATCGGAATATGCGACGTGTTTCACTGTCTGATATACCGGCAACAAACAATTCAATCTTGTTTTTCTGCCATTCTAATCGTTGACGTAATATAATATTATTCTCGTTCTTTTGCGTTGGCTCAACGCCCGATACAGAAATACAGTGTTTAACGTACGGGAACTCACTGTCAGAGCCTGTGACAGTTCCGTGTACTGTACTACTGTTTATTCTGTCATTTACCTCGTTTAATTCCGCTACAATACTGCGATACTGTTTTAGCTCTTCCTTTGTCAAATTAATTCCCCCTATGCTTTCTTATCCGGTACATATTCCGGACACTTTGTTATTCTATACGAATCATACGTCTTGCGTTGTACCTTTTCAGCAGTCCAACCCTCCACAGGCTGAAAGCAACTGCTCCACGAACAATCGCCGCAAGCTTTCTGACACGCCCAACATAATTGTTCTTTAACCATTTTGTACCTCGTCTAATCTCTGAACATACTCAGTAAAATACCATATCAGTTCATCTTTGAATACTTCGATAGCTTCTTCGGCTTTTTCTTTGGTGGTGAAATATATTGTATTAGGTAATCGCATAATATAATAATACTCTGCGTACATTTCTTCAGAACTATATATAATAAACCACTTCTTTTTACTTTCATTGTTCCAATCTTCTACTGAAATAGGCTCGTCGTTTTGTGCCTGCCATTGTCTTAGTTGACGGAGTAATCTGTCTGCTCTTGCATTGTTCTCAGCAATGGTTTTATCGCTGTAATAATTGCCTACATCATAACGATTTTGGTCAAATAGGACGGTATTCTCATCTTCTATTACTAAATCTATAGTATTGACAAAATAATGCTTCTTATTGTTACATTCTTCTCTTCCCTCATACCCAGTTCTAGGTTTATCCTCAAGCAATCCCAACTTTTTTAACTGTTCAACCAGTCC